GGACGGGCTCGTACTTCGGCATGCTCTCCATCTGCTCCTTGAGGAACAGCGCGTTCTCCTCGACGTCGCCTGACATGCGCGCCAGGAGCTTGGCGTCCACGCCCTGTTCGGCGGCGACCTTCGCCACCTTCTCGGCGTGCTCCTTCTCGGCCTTCATGCTGGAAAGCTCTGCCTCGGCCTTCTCGGCCCGTTCGACCGCCTTCTGCAGCTCGCTCTTGGACGCCTCGGCGGCTTCGTCGTATGCCGTGGCCTTGGTCTTGAGCTCGTCGTAGTCGGCGTACTTGGCGCGCTCCCTTTTCAGGCGGTCGCCGATGATGGCGTCCATCTCGGCCTGCGTGAAGGTGCGCTCGGGTTCCGCAGGTGCGCCCTGCGTGGCGTTCGCCATCGTTATGGTGCCTGTCGTACTCGCCGTACCCGTGGCACTCGTGGTCGTAACGATGTTGTTCTCGGGCATTTCTCGCCCCTTTCCCAGCCTTTGGCTGTCGTCGTTTACCGCGCGTTGCCCGCGCGTGGGCATGAAAAAAGCGCCCGGGGGCGCTTGGTTCATCGTGGTAGGTGAAGCGGTTTACTTGCTGTGCCGCTCCTTGCGGAGCTGCAATATCTCGTCCCACGACTTGTCGCGGTACAGCTTCAGGTACTCGCGGCGCGGGAGATGCGGGCTCTCCGTCCAGTCCATGTGGCCGACGAAGTGCTGGATGGCCGGGTTGTCGGTGTACCCGGTCGCGCGGTTCTCGTTGAAGCGCACGGGCATGTCCACCGATTTGCCGCTCTGCGTACCGAGAATATCGAGGACGTCCTGCTCGATGCAGCTCATCCGCCGCATGTTGAGCATCTTGATCATCTCGGGCTGGGCGCCGTCCGCCCTCATCTGCGCGAGGTTCAGCAAACAGACGCCGACGTTCTTGTAGGCGCCCGAGCGGTACGGGTCGTATCCGCTCAGCCATTCCGTCGTCGCCGCGAACCACTTGCCGTCCATCGGCAGGTCCCACAGCTCGTCGACGTCGTCCAGGACGACCGTGTCGATGTCCAACTGCAGGATCAGGTCGATGTCTGGGAACAGCGTCGGGTAGCAGATGCGCACCATGGCCATCTTGGTGAAGTGCGTCTTGGCGTTAGCGCCGCTGTCGGGGAACGTGGCCTCCCTGTACTCGGCGACGTTCATGAAGTCACAGAAGTCGGGCATCTCGTACGGGAACTCATCGTCCTCGATGAGGAAGTGGATCTCGTCGACCGAGCTGTTCGCCACGAGCGACTTGGCCGACCAGACCATGCCCTCGTAGAGGTTGCGGGTCCCGCAGTAGACGGCGTGCTTCTTCGGTTTGCTCACCCTGGCCATTTGACCTCCCTGAACTCGTGGCCGCACGCGACGCGCGTGTCGGCGGCTATCTCTATGCCCGCGTCTGCGCAGGCGATGCAGAACTCTATGTCCTCGCCGCCCGACTGGAACTTGTCGGTACACGAGTACGCGTCGATTGCGAAGTACTCCTCGTGGTCGATGTCCTTCCACTTGAACCACGGGAACTCGATCCGCTCGAACACGCTCGGCTTCAGCAGGGCGCAGCCGAGGCCGCCGCCCTTGACCTTGATGCGGTGCTCTCCACGTTCGCGAAGCTGCACGAGTTCGGCTGCGTCGTACATCTTCCAGTCGTAGCCGACCTTGTACAGCGTCGTGTACCGGTTCTCGCCGCGGGCGTAGCGGTTCAGGTAGTAGCCCATCACGAAGTCCGCGTCGTGCTCCAGGAGGTTCCTGAGCGCGTCCTGCGGGAGCGTTATGTCGTTGTCAACCATCATCACGCGGTCGTACCGCGCGTTGAGGGCGTCAGCCGCTATGCGGTTGCGCGCCATGTCGCAGCCGTAGCCGGTGCGCGGCTTGCAGTCCACCTGGTGGCCGCAGCGGTCGAGCCGCCACAGCGACTGCCACGTGCCCTGCGATATGCGCCCGTCGTAGGTCGGCACTTCGATGAGGATGCGCACTCGGCCTCCTTAAGCCATCGCGTTCTCGTTCGCGTCGTAGTACTTGCCCATGCGGGAGCGCGCCGTGTACCATGCGCGTGGCCCCCCGCTGCTCGCCACGTGCTTGCGGACCTCGCCAGGCTCGTCCGACAGCGTGATGTTGTCGTAACGCGCCACGATCTCCTGCTTGCGGCGCTCGACCTCCTTGGCGTCCATCTCGTCGGGATGGCTCGCGGCGTAGGCGTCGAGCGATTCCATCTCGCGCCAGCAGTCGTACTGCGCCTTCAGGTCGATGCCGTCGATGCTGTCCATGCCGTATCGTCCTGGCACTATCAGGCAGTCGCAGTTGCGGTGGTCGCCAGCCCCGGCGGTCGACTCCGAGTGGTACACGAAGCCGCGCGACGCGAGCATCATGCAGTAGGTGCACGTCTTCGCGCCCGTTGCGACGCGGGCGTAGGCAACATCGCCGTATTCGAGGCTGCGGGAACGACGCGGTCCCCTCGATGTGCGTCCCTTCGTCGCGTACCGGCTCGGCAGGTCCATGCCTCCGCCGACGCCGTTCAGCACCTTGCCCGTGCGGTCGCGCTCGACGTTCTGGCGCACCGTCTCGTTGACGGCGTTGCGCACGTAGTTGTGCACGAGCTCGCCGACCTGGTCGACGAAGCCGTCGGTGTCGCCGTCCAGCGCCTTCTTGAGCTGGTAGCGCACGGCCCTCTCGACCTTCGGCGAGTTGTCGCCCCGCCACATCTCGGCGCGCGGGAAGTCCATGCCCATACATGCGTCGTAGAGATCGCAGGCGATCGAGGACGCATACTCCCCGTACTCCGCCACGATCTCCTGGCACATCCTCGTGACCACGCTGCGCAGGTCGGCCACGTCCCATTCCGGATTGGCCTTGAGCCACTTCCTGACGCGCGACTTGGCGCGGTTCGTGGCGTTGCGCTGGGCGCGGAGCATCCAGGTCTGGTAGACCTCCAGCTCGGCAGCGTTATACGTTGTCATCTTCCTCGTCCACCATCATCAGCCTGTCCACCATTTCGGTGGCGCGGCCACGTCTTTCCTCGGCCTCCATCTCGTAGATGGAGTCCTCGTCGAAGCCGCACATGCGGGCGCACGTCCTCGTGTTCCCGAAGCCGTCGCGGACGGCGGCGAACTTCACGGCGAAGTCGGCCATCGCCGCGCGGCTGTTCAGCATCGGCTCGGCGTACATCGCGCGGATGTCGCGCTCGGCTGCACCGAGGCCGTCCAGTGTCGTGTTGCGCGCGACCGCAGCCGCGCACCTGAGCATGGCGCGGAGCGACTCGCGGTCCGCCTGGATGTCGTTCTCGGCGATCAGGCAGATGTCCTCGCGGCTCGCCTGGATCGCCTCGGCGCTCGACGGGTTGTCCTGGACGATGCCCAGCGAGTTGAGCGGAGTGCCGGTTGCGCCCGAGAGCTGCGCGCCAAGCATGTTGAGCTGCGTGCGGTAGACCTCCGGGCTGTTCGCGGTGAGCCGCTGCAACGTCGGCGTGCCTCCGTCGTCGTTGGTCGTCGCCAGAAGAAGGGAGTCGAGGTACGCCTTCTGCTTGTTCGAGAGCATCGCGTCGAACTGGTCGTCGGAGAGCCCCAGGATTGCGTCCTTCGGCATCGCGTAGAGCGCGGCCGACACCTCGGCGTCCCATAGCACGCGTACGGCGCTCTGCGTGAGCCCCTGCACGAACCTGGTGATGCGCGACTTGCCGAACGGCTTCTCGCCCGTGCGCTTGTGGACGAACGAGAACATCATCGGAGCGCCCGCGCTTCGCGTTGCGTAGTCCACCTTCCAGCGCGCCCCGTCGTGCACCAGCACGGTCGTGGCATCGCGCTCGTAGAGGTTGACCGCCACGGGCCTGCGCTTATCGTCCAACGGGCTGCGCTTCCCCCACCTTGCGATGGCGAACCCTGCGCCGATGCCGCCGTAGGCCATGTCGTCGGGCGGCGTGGCCACTGCGGTCTTGGCCGAGTGGAACCTGATAAGCGGCGGCTGCTTCCAGCCGCGTGCCCCGACCGTGGCGAACATTACGCCGTGCTTCAGTTTCGACAGCAGGAAGCCGTCGTACTGACCGACGAGGTTGTTCGCGTCCACGATCGCCGCCGCGAGGCCGTCTTCGGTGCCGTCCGTCACGGCGCGCAGCCTGATGCGGTCTGCCAGCGCGTCCACGACCTTCTCGGGCCAGTAGCACGCGATGGCGCTGCGCGCCTGCTTGAAGTCGCTGCGCTCGACGGTCAACCCGAGCTCGGGGACGCTGACCTTGCCATCGTAGTAGGAGTCGAGTACGGCGTTCCTGCTGGAAACGTGGCCGTACACGTTGGAAAGCTCGGCGACGGTCTCGCGCTGGGCGTCCGATAGCCCCTGCGCGTCCTTGAGCGAGTCCAGCTCGTAGCTAATCATCCTATCCTGGCCTTCCTTCCGGGCTTGTACTTCGCGTTCTTCGCCGCCCACAGCGCGCAGGCGGCTGATTCTATGGCGGTCGATGCCTCGCCGCCGATGCACCAGGCGTCACGGCCCACCTTGCGGCGCGTTGCTGCTTTCGCCTGGTCGTCGAGTTCCTTCTGGCCGTAGTGCGTCACGGCCCTGCTGCGCACGCCGTCAACCATCATCGAAGCCGCGGCTATCGCGTCCGCGGTGCGCATGACGTGCAGCTGCCTGTCTCGGTAGTTCTCCAGCCTGCTGGTCAGCGCGTCGGCGTTGCGTCCGTCGACCGCGAGCATCGCGCACTTGTCCGCGCGCGCGTCGAGCCATTCCGCGAGCCAGCCGAAGCCGTTCCGCGCGTCCTGGTAGTCGACGAGCTCGAAGTGCGGCACATCTCCACGCCAGCATGCCGACAGAGCCGCCTCGGAGCCGTCCGGCGACAGCTTCACGCCGTAGCAGACGTCGCCTGTCGGCTCGTCGTCGGTGGCGCATGCGTCCCAGGCGCGCGGGTCGAACACGTAGTCCTGCCTGCCGGCGGTCGGCGACCACCAGCCCAGGCGCTCGCGGGCGAACCCGTCGCGCGTCATCGTGTCGTGCTCGTTGCGCACGGTCCTCTCGGACATGCGCCTGCCCATCGCGGGATTGCACGCGTACCAGAGGTCCACGTCGTCTATGTCGACGTCGTCGAGCGATTCGCCGGTTGCTCCCCACTCGAGCCACCACGTGTCGGCCTCGCCAGCGTGCGCCTTGTCGTGCATCTCGCGGAACACCGTGCCGTTGCACTCCGGTCCTGGAACGGTGCCGATGTAGATCATCTGCGGGTCGGACTCGCCCTCGTCTATCTCGCCGGCGGCCGATGCGGTCGGGAGCAGCGCGTCCTGTTGCACGGACGTCATCTCCTGCGCCTCGTCCACGACGATCACGCGGTACGTTCCGCCGCGGGCGCCGGAGTTGGTCCGCGTCTGGAACTCGATGTACGTGCCGTCGACGAGGTAGATGCCCTCGTAGCCGCCGGCCTTGTAGACGTAGTCGAGCTCGTCCTTGAAGTCCTGGTGCGTCTCGATGAAGTCGCACATCTCCTTGAACATCTTGCGGACCGTCCCGCCGCGGTGCGCGGTGTAGAGCACGTTCATGTGCTCGATGAACGCCATCCACAGCGCGTAATCGCGCGCCGCGAAGCTCTTGCCGTTCTGGCGCGGCTTCGTGACGCCGACCGTGAGCGATGCTATCGAGTCGTCGCAGTTCCTCGCGAAGAACACGTCCATCTCGTGCTTCTGGCTGCCGTAGTAGCGGCGCCCGTACTCCTCGAACATCTCCACGGCGTCGCCGCCGCGCGTGTAGTCGTAGTCGCCGACGTGCTCGAAGGTGGGGACCTGGCTTCCCAGCCTACGTTCCATTCCGCCTCGCCTTCGCGAGCGGGCTGTCCTTCTTCTGCTTCGGGAGCGAGTCGATCTCGTTCATCACTTCCATGAGGCGCTTGGACAGCGCGGCGACGTCTCGCCCGCTCTCGCAGTCCTGGATGCTCGCCGCGATCTTGTCGCGCAGGGCCTCCAGGGTGTCGCGCTTGCTGCCGCTCTTGGCGGCGCTCACCAGGTCGGCCACGTGCAGCCCTCCTTTTTTACCGTGGAAAAAACAACCGCGGGGCTGTGGAAAAGCCCCCCTGCCTGAAAAGGCTCAATGCGCGGGGGCGCGCCATGGCGGCACGGGCGGGGCCTCTCCCCACCCCGATGCGCCTTCGTCAGACCGCCCTGCTCGGCTTGCTCGGCGGAGCAGGACGCTTCTCGGGCGAAGGCTTCGCCTTCCACCGTTTCTCCCAGGGCATGGCGGCTTGCCTCTGCTCGTTGCAGATCCTGTGAGAGCTGCGTCCGTTGGCGGGGTCGTGGATGCATGCCTTCTGCGAAGCGTAGCCGAACTCCCTCCACCTGGATGCAGGGTAGAAGTGGTCGTACTCGAACGACAGGGGGTGGGGTGTTTTCAGGTCGTACCTTATCGACCCCCCGCATATCCAGCACGGAAGACCGAGCGAACGCTGCCTCGCGACGAGCTTGCGGTAAGCCCGCCCCGTGCTCTCGCGCTTGCTCACCCGTCCTCCTATCGCCTGGCACCGCCTGGTCGAACACGGGACCGCTCCTTCGGCGTGGTGGTAGAATCGACATGCCCCCTATCGGAAGGAACAAGCCATGAGGTTATTCGGCGTACCGCTCTTCATCGCGGCCCCCGCGATACTCGTCACGGTGCTCGTCGTGTGCGGCATAATCGCGCTCGTGAAGTACATAGCCAAGAAGTAGGCTCAAAGCCTCACCCCGTGCATCTGCGCCATGAGCTTGCGTGCGCCCTTGTACCTGTCGCGCTTGGAGGACGAGCGGCCGCGCTCGCGCTTGGGGCGCTCCACTCCCAGGGCCCGCAGCATCGCGTCGGCGATCTGCGTCTCGTAGCGCAAGGCTATGCGCGCCATCTGGTCGCGGGTCATGTCGTTCCTCCGGGCATAAGAAAAGCCGCCCAGGAGGACGGCTCTATCATCTTTCTTTGCACACTACATCATACGCGAGAAGGAGGTAAGGATTGGTAAGGACTTTACGAGTACCTGGAGACCAGGCCGAGCTTGCGCACGTGCTTCGCCGCATGGACTATCGCGATCTCGGACTTCTCCTTGCCGTAGTCCCTGACGTAGCCGCAACGCTGCGCCGCCTCTCCCTGGGTCATGCCCTGCATGAAGTGGTAGCGCAGGAACGCGCCGTTGTCGTCGCACTCGTCCTCCATCGACTCGACCACCCTCTCGCAGTCGGTCTGGATCCTCCTGTACTCGTCGCGCTTTGCGTGGAGCCTCTCGAGCAGGTCGACGTGCTCGACCATGAAACGCTCCACGCCGTTCTCGTTGCCGCTGGACCTCGGCATGCCGTCGAGCGGCTTGCTCCCGAGCATGTCTACGCTGTCCGAGATCTGCGCGATTATCGACGGCAGCGACTTGCGGACCATCTGCGCGGACCTGAAGAGGTTGCTCGCTGCGTTGTAGGCTTCCGCGTCGAACTCGACCATGTGTCTCCTATCTCCCTAGGCATGAATCGCACGTGCGCTGGTGCGGATAGCGCGGCGTGAACTCGTTGCCGCAC